AACAATTAACTTTTTACTGTTTTCTTTCAGTGAAAAATCATCTGAGGGAGAGTTGAGATTTAAAATTGATTCATTTAAAGAGGCAACATTGATTTCGAGATTCACAACTCCCTGCTTAGCCTCATAGGATTCCTGCTTAGCCTGATTTGCTTTGTCATTAGCTTGAAGTGATGATTGCATCGCATCTTTCGCAAGTTTATTCACGACATTAACAATGCGTTGAGATGCAGCATCTACAGCAGAATCTCCAAGACGATCCAGTACTTTTGGAAGATTAGCGATATCTCCCCCGACTTTCTCAAAAGCGGCGATGAGCGCTTTACCTAACTGTCCATCATCAAGCTTGTCTGGTGTAACCCCTAACGCTTCAGCCATCCCAAGAAGCTCAGCCTGAATCATGTTAAACCAGTCTGCTTGGGGAATTGTTGGTATAGAACCTAGTGCATCAGTGAACCATAAAATAGCTTCACTAAATACAGGGTTTTTAGGCGGTTTAACTCTTACACCAGTTTTATTATCTACATGGGAAACCATCTTTATACCTCTTCATCTTCGTACTTGAACATCAGCTCTACGTGAGCTGGTTTGTATTTGTTTAATATGCATTCGACAATGTTTGTTGCTCCGATACGGAGTGGATCATTGGCTCTGTCTTGAACGTTAAAATAACGCTGTGGGTTCTTACTTTTTATATAGACATAAACGTCATCGCGTGACTCTTCTCGTCTTGTGTAAAGTGGGTAATTACAAGCTCTTAAACAATGATGTTGATGATATGCGACGATCACCACCTCATAACCAAAAGCTTCTGAAAGCCACTCCATATAAAAGTAAGGATTAAGAGATCCTTTTAAATGCCATTTATAACCAGCAGCATTGCGTCTCTCTTCGATTGTTTGTCCTGTTTGATTACACTCAGGAAGACCGAGAAGCTCCTCCCATTCCGGCAGCATTATCGTTGCCCACTGGGGATTCATCTCATCAAGCGCACGATTTGCTTCAGCATCGATCTCGGCCCACATCTTGGCAAGACCGCCGAAAAGCTTGTTAATGACAACTCCATACCACTTATTCCAAGCAAGACCATTTGGCAGCAACTTAAGCCCAGCTTCTTTATAATCTTTTTCACTCATCTCCATTGGATCTCTCCTAGAACGATCAACTCAAGTTCATCTGAAAGAATCTCATCTGCCGTGGGGGATATTAGCCTGTGATCATATTCACCAGCTGAGTTACTAATAGCTTGAGTTAAGTGAGAGCGAGGAACTATTCCGCCAGGAGTTGCTACTGCATTAATAGCCTTTTCAAGTGCAGATTTAACGTTTAGCCTAGTAGCCTCAGTATCTGGGATTAATCGGATTTCAGGGTTTAGAGGTTTTAATTTGAGCGGAGTATAAATAGGTTCTGCACCAGCTGGAGCGCCTACCCAAGTATTTGTGACAGGATCTCGATGTCGATCAATATGATCTAGCACTAATTGAGCGTCTAAAGAATTTGGGAGAATGTCATCACGACTATCGTAAACCCAAGCCACTCCAACAGTGTTACCACCATAAATTCTAGGAAAACACCATGCTCGGCTAACCCCAGCGTTATCACGACACCAACGAACGTAGTCAAATTTAGAGCCACCCATCGGCGGATATTGGCAGAAGAAGATGTATCTCTCTCGCATTTCAGACATTGGTTCTATATCGCTACCGCCGGTGATTTCAACAACAACCGCAACGTTTTGAACGTAGAGAATTGGCTTAATAAAACTTAAAGTTTCACCTGCGGCCACGTTCTGATCAACACCAGCATTAAGGGATTCGACCTGAAGAATGATTTCACCAGAGCCTTTTTCTTCCTGAGAGACGATATATACGACACCATCAATCCTCTGAAGTTCTGTGCCTTTGGGAACCACAACTGTCTTATCGGTAAATATTTTTACTTCACCTTTAGCAATTGTTGCTGACTTTCTGAAAACGCCACACTCTTTAGCGTGAGCAACAAAAAGCTCATCTTCAGATAGATGAGGAACAATCTGACGATATATCCATTCTAAAAAGTGATACAGTCCAGCAGCTATTGCCGCTTGTGTATAAGCAATAGCAGTGATGTAAGCATTTCTAATAAATGACTTGGTGCCCAATAATTTACTTTGGATATTCGCACGAGACTTTGCAATAAGCTCCGTCAGTGTAGGCGGCTTATAAGCCATAGAAAGCCTCCTCTATATTAATCTTCAACTCACGTTGAGGCTCTCCACTAGTTGGAGAGAGTTCGATACTTAAAACGAGCATGTCTTTGACGGCTGATTTTGTTGAGCTTTCTCTACTTGCATTGACGACAAGGGAATCAATTAGATTGTCATTAACAAGCCATTCGAGTGCTTCGTAGGCGTAATCTTCTGCATCACTGGCAACATCATCTGTAGATTTCTGTCGGCGCAAAAGCCAAAGCTTTGAACCCCAAGGCTCATCGGAATAACTATCTCCCCACCAGCCTTGGTTTTGCATACCTTCTTCTAGCTCATCTTCAGGAACTGCACGATCGGTAAAGAGCGAGATGATGACTGCCGTTGTTAAGCTGTCATCAACTTCAAAGTCATGTCCATCAATTGAGATGTCGCCAGCACCATTGACCCAAACTACTGCTAGATCCCTCATTAGCTAGGTCCTCCTGTGTTACCGCCACCAGTTTGAACACCGCTGTGAGTATGAGAATTAAGAGAGACACCGCCACCGATAACATCCTCAGTAGCTTCTAACGTTCCTTGAATGATCGCGCGGCCTTTTTCAGGTTTAGCACCGCCCATTCCAATTCCACCGGCGATCATGAGATTGCCACCAACGTTCGCATTCCCTGTGATTTCTGTTTCTGGAGCATCTATTTTTGCGGATTTAGTAGTAATCGTTGCGCTTTCAGTAGCAGTGATCTCGGCTGTTTTAGTAGTGACAGAAACTGACTCATCAGCATTTGCAATGAGTGTCGTGCAGTTTGCTTCAATAACGCCACTCGCTTTAAGCACAATGTGATGCCCCTCAGAGTGATAAACCGCAACTTCGCCAGGATTAATTCGTAGACGTGTTTTGTCATCATTCACAACCAAAATGACTGGCTGATTACCTTTACCACCGATATTAACGAGATAAACACCGCCCTCTGTTGGCATCGATGTAAAACCATAATTTTGTAAGCGCTCAACATCGCCGACAACTTCATCAGCAAAAAGCTCAACTTGCGCAATCTGTGTGTCAGTTGCATCGTTGAGCATTGCAAGTCGTCCTTGTCTAATGAGTTTTCGTAGATTATCTCTGCGCATAAAAAAAGCCCTATAAAATAGGACTTCATTATTTCAAACAGGCTAATTGAGTTGAATTATAACGTTTTAAGCTATGTAGCTATCACAACCAACTAGGTTTTGAAGAACCGCCGGCGCTTTTATTTGGGCTTTGCACCCCATACATTTTTGAACCAAAACCTTCAGGCGGTGAGAGTGTCTTCTCTGTGACATAACCATCATCTTGATTGAGCAATAACGTGACGGATGTAATCAACCAATCTTCTGCGATGATAATTGGAGAAGCGTTAATATTCAATCTTTTATTGATATCCCATAAGCCTGTTAAATGTTTCCATGCTTGAACTCTTGTGGTAATGACTTTCCCTAAAGAGATGGAACGATCACGCTCAAACTCCGCTAATTCTTTAGTGTTTTGACCATTGGCAACGTCATCCGTCATTAACATAGTTGGTCTGTATCGATTGATCTCTTCATCTTTAATAGTTGTACGAACACTTCCTTTTTTGAGAACTGTCTCTTTACCACCTAACCAATCATCTCGATAGCTCTGATTATCGCCTACGCAGATATACTCGCTAAAACGATCGGTCCAATCATCAACAACGGAGAGGGTAAGGATCTCTTTCCCTAAACTAATCGTCCCCAGGTTCTCAGTGCCGGCATCAGTAAAAACAACATCACCTTCCGGGTTTGTAGTGAGGATTAGATTACATTCATTGGCAATCATCACAAGGACATTGAACACTGTATCCATCGGCTCGATCTTCCATGTGATCTGTTTTGCAGTTCGCTCAGACTCCCACTTCACATTGATCCCAAAAGGCTTGCAAATCTCTTCAGCAACCGCATGTGCAGAGCGATCTTTAATCTGACTATAACCAGCAGAGCAATCAACAAGATCAGCAGTTTTTGAACGAATCTCTACTCGTAAATCCCATTGATCACTTTCAACCGCATATTCTGTGCGATCGATATAACCTGTCAGTACCAGCGTTCCATCGACTTTCACTTGGCACTCTTCGCCATTTTGAATGATGACCCCATCTTTCTCAGTAAATGCACACTGAAGAGAAGTGTAATGCGCAATGGTTTCAAGATCGAGATAGATCTCTACAGCTTTCCAACCTGTGTAGATGTTGCCACCGACAAATAGTTCAACGTTGGGCTTCTTAAGATTCATCATCAAGCACCTCGTAATTCTCATTTGCCATCACAAAGAGAGGATTCCTAATACTATTGCGTTTTGAAAACTCTCGCCAATCTTGAGAGTCTTGTTTGAACTGGAAGAGATGAACAAGTGCCGGTGCTGTCATACTCGCTGATAGTTGACGAGTTCCAATCAACTTCTCACTCTTTGTTTCGAGATCCTGGATAAACTTCAATCTTGTATCAAAGATGCTGATATAGTCCCAGCTGTTATCAGAAAGTTTAAGCATGAGCTGATCTAGCTCTTCCGCCGTACTTTCTAAGACATCAAGTGCATCTGACTTCGTGACGATTGGTGATTTGATGATTGGCATATCAAGCTGATCAACATCCCCATCTTTAGTTTCAATAGGATTGACATAAGAACCCAGTACCGGCGCTTTGGGAACTGTCTTTGGCTTTACTGCTTCAATCTCTTCTTTCAATGAGTTAGAGAGTGAAATAAGTTGGCCACAAAAACAGACAGACTCTACAAGCAGATTCAGCATGATTCGATTGTTTTCGCTTTTGACATTAAAGTTTTCTGATCCAGCTGAAGCAATCGTCACTTCCTCGCCAGCAATCACAATCGTATCCCACTTCGTTTTAAAACCTGTCGATTCCTCCAATCGATTACGAACGCCGCCATAAATGACATAAGCATCTGAAGGCGCTGTCTCTTCACGAATAGAGAGGATAGACTTTGTGAGATCGCTCGCAAGTTCACCAGGACTATTCACCAGCGTTGTCGAACGTTCTTTAATAGAGTTGAGTTGATTGGTTAAGTTAAACGAACGTCCGCCGCCCATTAGCGAATCAACCGCATATTGCACACGATCAACCATTGATTCTACAAGTTCAACCGCATCAAAGACATTATCAACAACGCTCCAATGCGCTTCAAATGAATCAATCACAGAATCAAGCGTGCCATTTACAGACTCAAGAATACCAATTAAGGTATTTAATCCCGATACCGGGCTAACGCTTTTAGCTTGTTTAATCAGTGTTAAAGAGAAGTAAGCAAGCCTTTGTTTTTCAGGCTCAATCCCACCACGATAACTCTCCACGATGTAACGGCCACGAGGAAAATAAGGGTGAACCAATTCTCCCTCACGACTGTTTTTAAGCGCTGTTTGAAAACGTTCAAACTGGCGTTCATAGTCATCACCTAAAAAGACCATATGCACATCGTAGCGATTAATGTCAGCGCCCATGTCATCAATGGCATATTCATCTCGATAAGGGAAAGTATGCTCCACTAAGCGACTGCCACCGCTGACAGTTTGTTCTTTCACTAAGTAAAACTTAAAGCCTTTAAAGCGACCAATCCCATCATATCTACTCATCAATTACCTCCACCTGTATAGCCCAGTTTGGATTTGATAGTGCTCTCGGTCTTCGTTTCTTGGCGTTCAACTCTCGCTTCAAGACCTTCAGCGGCTTTGACCTCAACGGTGATCTTAGAGTCAACATTCACATGACCTTGCACCTCTTCTTCAGCCTTCATAAAAAAGGCCGCATTATCTTGAATGATCTTCGTAAGCTCTTCACTTGTAGCGTGCTTTAAATCAAGATTTGGTTCATACCAGGGCAATTGATCTTGATAAACTTTTGTCACATCTTGAGCGCCATATTGATCAGTTAAAAGCCCCTTTGCAATGACCTCTTTCATATCATTAAATGAAAAAGAATCAAGGTTTCTCATAAAGCTCATATAACCTTGTTCATCCATCCAGCGATTGATATTCTCATCACCATACTCTTTGCGTAACTCATTAGAGCCTTCTTTGTCCTCGCTTAATCGATCAAGCGCAAATTGAAGATTTGCAAGTACACTCAATGCCCCTGCATGTTTATTCATATTAGATGCGCCAAAGCTACCAGTTCCTTGTTCACGAGCCTCAGCCATATTGGTGACAAATACCTTTTGAACTTCAGCAGCATTACCAAAAACGGTCTTAGCAGCATCAACAGCGCCAGCTGTAAACTGCAACCCTTTATAAGCCACATAAGCGCCACCAACCCATTTTGTGATCTCTTTGGCAACGTTCAAGAACTCCTGCACATCTTCAGCGCTCAACTCTGAAATCGCCCGTGAGATATCATCAATCGTTCCAGCAAGATTCATATCCGCAAAGCGCTCAAGCACACTGATCAATTTCTGCATTGATTCAGCAAAATTGCGTGATCGATCAAGCGCAATCGCATCGGCATCTACACGAGGACTATCTCTTACCTCAGAGAACTGATCACCTTTCTTAGCCAAGCTCATAACAGCCGTTGAGCCACCTTCGCTAAGTTTTCCTTTCAAGGTTCCTTTTTGATCGTACCAAAGACCTTTATTAAGCTGCCCATTTTTAGTATCTGCATAAATAGCATCAAGAATGGGCCGTAAAGATTTTAGGATTAGTTCATTATCTTGTTTTTCAAAAACATCTGACCCTATACGATCATTAAGAAATTTTCGATTACTACCTAAGTCTTCAATTAAGGCTTTAAAGTTCGCAACGGCATCATCAATATTTTGCGTATCGTCACTCTGTAATTGTAAGAAGGTCATGAGATCATAGATGGTATTTTCATCTTTAGGACCGCTCCAATCTTGCATGACATCATAAACACCAGATAACAGCTCACGCCCAGAAAACCGTCCATTTTGACCAATACTTACCGCACGATCTAAAACAGCTTGTGGATTGAGAGCATTGGCTTCTTGCATCATCCAATCAAAATTGACCGCCTCATGAGATGCCATCCCAAGCCCCTGTATGGCAATCGCTCCAATACGAGCTTTTTCGCCTAATTCCTCATAAGTTTTAACGCCCCGTGCAACTTCATCAATGTATTGAGAAAAGGCTTGTTTGCTAATACCGTACTGCATCTGAATATCAAAGAGCAGCAACTTATAGCGCTCAAGCTCATCCGCTGATATCCCTGTGGTTCTCTGTAATTCTCTTAGTGCATCATTAAATTCCCACGTTCTTTTGAACGCCTGGACACCGCCATAGGTAGCAGCCAAACTTTTGGCATAACCCATCATCTGCTTGCGCCCCTCATCAAAAGTTTTATTTAACCCTTTTTGTTGAGCATTCACTCGCTGTGTATTGCGAATCATGTTACGAGCCATTGAGCCAATACTACGAGATACCGCCCGAGTTCCAGTCGTCACTTGTTTATCGTCAAAGCCAACAACAACCGAGGTTTTCATTTCATTATTTGCCATACCACTACCTATTTCGATACATGAGATTGAGGACAAAAAAAGCGCTATAACAGCGCTCTTAAATATTCACTTTGTAAAATCAGTTCACTTCGCGTGAGAGAGTAGCCATCACGTCCGCCTTTTGAAGAGATCATTGCGGCAATCCCCTCAAAGGCAGAACGTTCACGCATTACGGCTTTCCCAGCTTCTGTGCGTCTTCAAGACGTTTCTTTAAAAGCGCATCTTGCAGACCAGAGAACTCCTCATGTTTTGCATAGAGAAGTTGTAAATCTCGGCTACTCAACATCCCCATGGTTCTGCTACTTAAGCCGTCGATTTCTCCAACTCGCACCACAGACAATCTTACTAACTCACGAGAGAGGCGAGTTGGGCTTGCGATCAACTCCCAGCCATCTACTGTTCGAGTAGGTTGCTCTGAATGATCTTCTGCTCTAAAAATCTCGGCCGCGGTTAACTCTTTAAGAACGACCGTCTTCTGGCATTCAGCATCGGCATTTTCACCAAGCGTTAACCCATCAAATAGCTCAAAAGTAAATTGACTCATTACCCGATTCTCCGCGCTTTTTGTGCTTTAAATTCCAAAGTGATTCCCGTTCCATTAAATGATACTGGCGTTGTATTCCATGCGTTTTGCATCAAATAGATCTGACCTGTATCTAGCTCAACTTCAATCGTGACATTGGTTTGATTATTGATATCCTCAAAATCTGTCTCATGGTTTGCCGGAACAACCACTGACACCGAAGCGCCAACCGCGGTTTCAGTAAAGCCGTACAGCATTTTTCCCGTCACATCATCACGCTGCATTCCTGAGTGAGTGAAGGTTCCCCCTTCTAACGTGGGATACTCTTGACCATTGCTACGAATCGTCATGTGTTTTGCATAGTGCATAGGATTTCTAGACATACATACCTCCTACAGTACAAATTGAGTGGTTTCAGCATAGATCATGAATTGATTGACAAGATCAGGCTGACTTAAGACATCAATGCGGTTACGGTCATTCTCATTACGTTCAACAATGAGGCTTTCTGCAAAAGCATCCACATTTTCAAAAAGACCTTGCCACTCAAGTTCACCATAAAGCGCAATCAGCTCGGCTCTAATAGTTTTAGGTTTTACAACCGCTTGTCCTGGCGAAATGTTTGCATCATCATCAGCGAGTTTATGGCGCGGATATTTGAGCATCATTCTTGTGCGCACAGCGTAACGCCAGTGAGAGAGCGTATGCGGTGTCATCACATCTAAATAAGAGGGATCATTCGCCCCTAAGTTATTCGTACGATACATCGTAATGGCTCGCTCAAGTTGGACTTCATTACCAGCATTAACAGTTGTCGTACTGATACCTTCATGAAGCAATAAGTTGCGCTCGTTACGCTCAAAACCATCCATGACTTTCGGTGCCACGACTGATTTTAATACCAATGTTTGCAGAGGTCTCGCCGGATCAATTGCAATATACTTTGAAGTAACGGCACCATAAGCCGCCGCAATTTGATAGCTTGGTGTTGGTGAGCCATAAAGCCCTAAGCACGAGAGCACATGATCATTGCGCTTTAACCCAAATGCCGACAACTCCCCAAAGGTTCCTGACTTGGCAATATATGCCATGCCGTCAATCTGTTGCATTGGTCCCCAACGTTCCATTAATTCATCACGAAGAGCATCAAGACTTACCGCATCTGTAAAAGGCATAATGATGTGTTGATACCAATCCTGACCCAATGCAACAAGTGCCGAAGAGATATCAGGACTACCAGAACCTTTTGCCATTCCCGTGATTTGAAGATCAATTCCTTGAGGCATTGATTCGCCGTGATAGTTCACGAGAATAGAAGTTTCATTCCCCGTTTCACCTTTCCAGCGAGCTGTTAACTCAACCTTTTCAGTAACAACTTCGGCAGTCACAGGAAGTAGTGCTGCGTTAATTGCTTCAGCCGTTAGTTCATGCATTTTCGCAGTCGTTGCACCACGAGGAATCACAATTTGAACGCGGATACCGGCAATATACAGGGCGACAGTTCCGCCATGCGTGGCATTACCAATAATCTCAATACTGCCTTTTGCCGCTGTTCCTACCTCTTTTAATGCCAGCGCAAAAACATTACCTTCTTTGTTATTGTCGAAGAACGTTTTCGCCATGAAATGACCCATAGAGCCATAACCAAACGCTTCCATCGCCGCATTAGGGTTTTGAATACGGACCACTTCATCAGTAGGGGCTTTGCCATCTTCATTACTTAAAGAGATCATTAAGACTTGATGAAGTGGTGCTGGTGTTCCGCTTACCGCACCCGTATTATCGAACTCAATAAATGCAAGCGGTGTACGGATATTGTTTGGAATACTGTTGTGTGATATCGCCATACTTAGTCTCCTTTCGATACAGTTTTACGAGTAGGTTTAGTTTCAATAACATCCCCTTGCTTTAAGCGCTTGAGCCAAAAACCATTGCGTGGTTTAAATTCACCAGCTTCATCGAGAAGCTGTTTTGTCTCTGGATCTCGTACTGAACGCCCATCGGCGGCTTTAATAAAAATCTGATTCTGATTCATTGTTATCTCCTGATTAAAGAGGTTCATTGGGTTTAGCGATCGTTTCGATCAATACAGGATCTCCACCAACTTTTTCGTAATATGTTAAGAAGTCATCAAGCGAACTATCGTCGTTACCAACGGGATACATATCTTGCTCAAAAGTTATTCCATAGAGTGTGAAACCGTAACCCTTGGGGATGTTATGCCAAAGGTTTTCACTCTTGATGTGCTTGAGTTCACCGCCAATCGTTCCGTTTTTATTGCTGAGTTTTCTTCGGTGCAATTTCTGCTCGATATACTCAATAATGGCGGTAGCTAGCTCTCGCTCACGATCTGTTTGCTTGGCATTATTGACTCGCATAAAGAGCAGAATTGACCAAGTATTCGTTTTTTCATGATGTACACCAGCACGATTACCAAGCCATGTGACAAATAGAGACGGTGTTGCCTGGATATGAGTTCGCACATCTGAATCAGTCCATAAACCATCAAATGCCTGAACCTTTCGCACAACATGTTTGAACTCAGTATCCAGCCATTCCACAAGCGCCTTTTGCATGATCGAGATCGAAGAGTCTTGCATTAGATAAATCCTTTGGAGTCATCACGCCCCCAAACAGTGCCGCCTGACTTCATGACTGCACCGTCTTCATTTAACTCAGCAGTTTCATCATTGGCATCCAGTCCGAGCGTTGCTTCGCCATTTCTAACCGCTTCGAGCCTCTCAATCGAACGCTCATAATCCATCACTGCCGCTTTCGTTCGCTCGCCTTTTTCCATGTAATAACGAGCAATATGACAAGCAATTTGAACGATCTGAGGGCTGATAGAAGTTAAGGGAAGCTTATAGCGAGCACCAACATATTCATCGATTTCGCTACTGGCTTGCTCAATGGCAAGATTGACCGCTTTTTCATTAATCTGATCACGGTCTTCCTGGTCACGATATGAGATGTCAATAATGTCTTGCTTCTCATATCGTGCAAGAAGATCGTTGAGCGTTGCATAAGCCTTACTCATCGCTATTGCTCACAGCATCAATTTGAATATAAGAGTCGTTACTCAAAACATCAAAAAGGGCTTTATTAACGGTGATTGTTTGGTATTGAAGCGTAAAGTCATGACCGCCACGAATACGAGTAGAGATGCCTTTGTTCGGCATTACCCGAGCACGAATAGTCATTTGCTCTTGACCATTCCATTCAAGCTTAGATGCTTCTGGTGACTGTGATGGATGATTAATCACTTCACGATAAGCCGCTTTTTCGAGAGTTTGATTATGCTGTTCGCACGCATCAAGCTTCCCCTGAAGATTTTTGTTGGACTCCTCAAGTTCAGAAATAGTACCCTGCAACAACTTATTCTCGGTTCTAAGCGTAATCAATTCTTCATCTAGTACTGTTGCACCAGCAAGACAGAGCTCATCTAAAGAAAACTCTTGTTCGGTCAATTCATTATCTTCCCCACGAACTCTTAGAATGATCTTTTGCCCAGGAACATAAAAAACACCATTACCAAGCTCTAATTCTGCATCACTATTCGTTTCATTATCTTGCGCCACTTCCGACGCTCCTTCCGGATCATTAATTTGCGCATAGATCAGCTCCACAAGATCTTTTTTAGATGCACGAGCAAGATACTCAATCCCAAGTTCGTCAGCTTTGGCTTTAAGCTCTGCATTTGTTAGTGCTGTTAATTCTTCGATTGTCATTATTTTGACTCCTCTTCTAAAGCAGCTCGAACCATACAATCCTTCGCTTCTAATAACTTACGAAGACCAGCACTTTTCTCTGCGCTATTTGGTAACTTGTCATCAAGCTCAAGTGCCATTTCACAAATTGGTCCACTGACAGCCTGTAAATGAGGGGGTAAATGTTTATAAGTAAAAAACTTTTTCATCATTTCTCCTTAGAGAAGCGCTCTCATTGCAAGAGCGCTTAATAGTGAATTAAAGGAAGTCGTAGACCATCAATTCCAAGCGGCCTTTAAGCTCATTACTTGATGCTGAATCTAACTCTCGCTCAAGTAGGCGTGTTGCTTGCTTTTCAAGCTCAGGAGGTACAACAAGCACCGTAGGTTTGATGCCAAGCTTTTTACCACCATCACCTTCCACTTGGCGCATCTTCTGAATGACATCCCAAAGGTTATCAGCATTTAACTCAGCCTTACTCATATGTGCCATTTGCCAGAAACCAAAACCAACATTACAGCGAGTACGGGTACCGTAACGGAATTGGTCAAATGTGAAGACGTTCTCATCATCGACTTTATCCATTGCCGTCATTTCAAGCGGATCACGCTCTTGATAGATCAAAGGTTTGATAGCTCTTGAGCAGTCAAGTACGAACCACGCAGGACCATCACCTTCCGTGATGTTACTCACTTTATTAGCCGTACCAGTACCATCATGTTTTTCATTAACAGGATGCTCTGCATCAAAGAAGTTTTGCCCGTCATAACAGGGTGTTTTATCACCTGCGGCAAGTAATGCTCCAATCAACTGATCAGGGAACTCCGCACCTTCGCGACCCAACTCTTCAAAAATAGGGGAATAGATACCAACGTTATCATCGTCAATATCTACTCGATCAACTCCAATTGTTGACTCAAACTTTTTGTTAACGATGTTATAACCGGAGTTTGAGATATCCTGAACAACACGAGCACCAATCCATTCACGCATGGATGGCATCTTGCCGAGCCAGCCGTAAGTGGTAGAAGTTGTGTTAGATTTGGTCTTTGTTGTGATCTTTAAATACTGTGATTCAGCACTACCAACGCCTTCTTGGAATGATTTATCAAAACCAACATTTAACGCCTTAATCAGCGCATGACTAATTGCTGCCATGTTTATGCTCCTTCTTGTTCAAGTAAGATTTTGAGATACTCAGCTTCATCAATACCGAGTAAACGAGCTGCCTCTTTCTCTTCTTCAGTTAATTCACTTTTCACGGCATCGACAGCGGCATCTGTAATCTGAGACTCATCAGATAAACCAGCAATCGCAACACGAGAATTAATCGTTGCTTTCAATACTGCAAGCCCATGAGTTTTCGCGATCTGCTTAAGATTCTCGACTTCGGACTTCATCACTTTTCCTGTTTTACGACCCTGAGCAATCAACGCATCAACTTGCGTTGCGTTACTGGTCTTGGAAAGAGCAGCGATAGTTGCTTGCGCTTCATTCAACGCTTCTCTTGGCACATACTTAAGCGGATCAACCTGTTTTGCTTTAAGATCAGCAATTGTGTCTTCAGAACTCGCCTCTTTAGTGATTAACGAATTAATCTTTTCAACCGCGGTGTCTGTCACCTCAGCAATGTTTTCCTCAGTTGCCTCTAAGCCAAGCGCGGCAAGAAGCTTCAACAAATACTCATTCATAGAGTTGTCTCCTGTTGTGGATTGTGGATTAAGTGAGAGTGCAGCAAGCTTATTGAGCGCTGCATAATTCGTAAGGCCTTTTAATGTCAAAGCCGGATCATTAGTCAGAGCAACATTTAAAAAGTTAAGCGGTTCACCAGTATTTTTGTCGTAAGTAAATAGAGCACTTAAATCTGCAAGCTCACCCTCATCAATGTGTGCCTTGGCTTTCTTTGTCCAACGAGGTTTTATTAACAACCCATCTTTCTCATGCCACTTAATGTCACTTTCATGAATCCATCCGCTCGCAATAACAGGTTCAGGAGTTTCCCCTTTTTCCGCTTTTTGCAATGCATGAAGATAGGCGTGCTCATAATCAAGCGCGATCTTGCCTTTGGCTTTCACTTGGTTGATTAGACGCTCGGCGATCTCTTTATTGATAAACCAGCCTTTTTTAAGCGTCGGTTCAGTCGGACGGCCATCAACAGCACGAAAATGCCCAGCAGGAAGAACCTGGCGCCAGCCATCTTCTTGAACTAATGTCGAATGGAGAAATGCAATGCCGAAGTTTGGAGTTGACATAAAAAAAGCCCTGTAATGAATACAGAGCTATTTTTGCGTGTTAGGGTGCTAGAGATGAATTATAACGTTTTAAGCTTTATAGTAAGCCATTACCTATATTATCACTCACTGATTATTGATGCTTTTTCTTAAAGTCCTTTAATGATTCCTGAAACAAAAATATATCAATATCTTTGATTTGGTAAAAATCAAAATAATCTCTAGATAGAGCATCCTTAACTATTATTCCACAAGAAGTTGGTACGATATCATCATCCTTTAGGAAAGAAAAAAGATCTCTTTCTTCAAGAATATCATCAGGCAGATAATTGGTTTTTTGATAGTTTAGCTTTTGAACCTCATTAGGATTAAGAATCATAACTTCTTTATTTTGAAGTTCATAACTAACCATAAATCGCTGTTCTAATTCTTGTTTTAAGGGATAACGTACTTTACTGGTATCTAATCGATCAGATTCGATATAGGGAGAATTTGAATAATCGTCATTAGCTAAAAAAACAAGACATAGAAAAGAATCTGGCACAATAATATGACTTTCCCCTAGATTCTTTATTGTAATAACCGCATTCTCAGGAGCAACTGTATCTAGCGCCAGATGAAAGTAGGCTTTTTCTTTGTCAGTAGTGATAGATTTATATGCTCGATAAATACTATCAGTGCTCAATGTAATAACAGACAGAAATGCAATTAACAGAGCTATTGTTGTATTGCTTAACGAAAGAAATCTTCTCCAGTCCTGATATGTCTTGCAATATTTACAGAGCCTTGCAGATTTATTTATTTTCTCACCACAGTCGATGCACTGTTTCATTTGTACTACTCCACAACATTTATTCGTTTGATTATAAGTCTTCTTACATTAATTAGACAGGACAGTAAAAACATTAGATGAAATCACTCCTAAAAATCTTTATAAAGCATAAAATTCGCATTTAAAACCTTTTCACTGAGACTTTACCACCAATAAACCTTTCGGCGCTTAAAACGGCTTTTAAATGCGTTTTGCGTTTTTACTCAAAAGCCTTCGATAAATGTGCGTGAACGGCATCTAAAATCTCTTCTTCTGCAATTGAGTCTATTCCTAAGAAACGACGTTGATCGATACCGCCTTCCTCATAACCCAAGTTATGTACTGCGGCATAGACCAAAGGAGATCCTGCCATTGCCTCTGATTCACTACTATCAGACTGGATCATCGCTAAATGCCCATCTTTTTGTAGAATCTTATTGCTGTATCCATGCTCTGACTTCCACTGTGCATAAGCTTCAGATAGCGGAACCCAGGGCAAACCAGTGACAGGATCTTTCTCATCCTCAAAGGCTTGATCCGCCGACTCCACTAATATCCCCGCAATTTTTGCCATCAGCGGTGCAGATGGAGAAGTGAGTTTTGAAAGCGCTTCTTCAATCGACTTGGTATTAATGTCAATCTTAATCACATCATTAGCCATAGAGCTTCTTCCTTAACTGATCTTGAATAACAGATGTTTCAATCTGCTTAATGCCATCTTCTTTGATCTTATCTTCATCATCCATTACTGATTTGTTACTAGCACCTGTAGATTCAATGACCTTTATATCTTTATCGTTTTTAAGCAATTCCTGAAAACGCTTCTCACTCATAGCCCTAACACGACCACGGCATCCGTACTCATACTCACCATCGAGATATGGTGGATAGTTTTTATCCCACCAAGGGTCATCTGCACGAGCCGCCACTTTATGAACTAGAGCATGACTTGATCTCCGTCTTTCATCATCTACTTCTAACCGAATCCACCAAGGCTGAGAATCAATATTCGCTTTCTGTGATTGAAACCTACCGGCATTAAACGCTGTTTGCATATTGCCACGCATCATCTGTTTGAGCCGATAGGCTGGCAAGTCATTACTGAGCCAGCCTTTAGCGCCGAGACTTTTACGAATATTCTTTAAGAAGTAGTCAGGTGTTTGGCCTGCTTCAAGAGTCACTAAAATCTCTTGATAGATGTGATCTGTGACTTTTGCGCTATTAATACTTGCGATCGTGAACGCTCGACTTCTAGCTCTCATTAGCGCTTGCGTTGCAAACTTCTCATCAACAGGGATACCAAGACTGCGGAAATACTCAAGCGCTTTCGATGGCTCCATTTTCATCGCCGACATCACATCGACTTTACTCACTTTAGGAGTCGGCATTTGCACCTCCTAACATTTCAGATACAAATATCGCTCGGGTAAGCATTTCCTCCATCTCTTTTGTATCCATATCCGCATACAATTCACCAATGAGTTCTTTGGCATTCTCAAGCCCTCCAACACGCACCGCGGCAATGATTGGTTCAAGAATAGGATCAATCGCTTGATTGAACATCTGCGGCGTAAAGCCGTTAATACCGTCTTCAACTTTGTTTTGTCCTGGCGTAAAACGAGTTTCACCACGTTGAGCGGATAACCCCGCAAAGCCCATCCCCATATTGTTATAGGGATCATATGCCGGCGTTTCTGGTCTTGATAGCACCTCTTCATCTTCAGCAGCTTCAGGGATTTGCAGCTTATCATGCGCCCATGATTTTGGAATGCGCAAACCAAGATCAACAAATGCTGGCAGTGCCGTCGCATAATATGCTAAGTCTTCTGGTTCACTTGTATCAATCTCAAACCGAGGATAACGAGTAGGTCTACTGTAACTATCGGCATTCATCGCCCACATAGGGATGATTAAGTCACGGGTAATCGTCGGTTCGAGTGCGGCAATATCGCTATGCATAATCTCTTTACGACCGCCATCATGTACGGTTCCAAGGGCATTCGTTGATGTTACACCATCCGCTTGACTCGTGAGTGTGCCGCCTAAAATGATTTTACTAATCATCTTTTCGGCCCATTCAATCACACTTAGAAACTCAGCAGATCCGCCTTGGGCCGCTTCCTGAAAATCAATTGCCATTCCTTGTGGGATGATGCCGCCGGCATTATGACCAATTGACATAATGGCATTAAGAAGCGTTGCTTTCTCTTTATCTGTTGCGCCACTTGGGTACTTACCAAGTCGCATGGGAATGCCGTAAATCTCTAAGAATTCAAGCATATCCCGAATAGGATAAGATGCGAAAATGAATGGCCAAGCAAGAACATTGGTCAGAGTCGTTTCGCCTAAATATCCACTCATTGCCGGTGCTCGATGTTGAATCCAGCCAAACTTACGAAGAGATTGTCCTTGCATTGATCCATCATTAATCCGCAATTCATTACGATCATCCTGATTCACTGTAAACATGCTCTGTGGTCGCCAAATCACCTTTTTAGGCATGACGATTTCACCTTCGGTATCCCATCTTAGTTCCTGACAACTGAAGCCTTTAAGAATGCCATCTAGTGCATCAAAGAGCATATCGTTAAACCAGTCTGCATCTCGAAGCACTTCCTCAATCATCTCAGTATCTCGCTCTTCCTCCGGAGTGGGATTAAGCGGTGGTTTTAAACTCCAATCGAGAAGCGTGATAGATCGCTTACGTTTGCTCATTTCCGCAAACAGATGCCCATTTTTCGTTTCAAGCTCATGCCCAAGATCACTGATTGAAGAGAGATCACCGCTGTAAGCCCCTTGCACGATTCCTGCTAGTTTTCTAGGAGTTAAACCACTTGCTACTGGATCAGGCGCATTCTGAGCAATTCTTGATAGTTGCTCAGAAACCTCAGTCTGCATCTCACCTACAATTGGGCGACCCCATTGATCTACAATTACTCCCATTACCAACACCCTCTATCTCTTATTTCATGTATTCCATCATTTTCGTAACTCGCCGTCAGTGGCGTAAACTCAATGACACCACCTTCCATCAATGTCGCTCGGTAAGACAAGAATCCTGACACGGCAGCATCCCCATGTCGCTTACCGCCCCGAATGGAAGTCTCCGTACCTTTTTCAATTTTATTGACCCCTTTGATATTGACGATCTTGCGATGGTCTCTCTCGATGTCATCATCCATCGGTATTTCAATGCCACCAGCATCAAACACCCCAATATATTTAGGCATCCACTCGCTATAATATTTGTCAGTGAGATGCACTTGCTCAACCATCTCTGAACCAAAATCAATACTGGCTTGCTCACCCACTGAAGCACCATTACCTGTTGAATCAATCGCCATACCTACCAATCTAGGCACTCGTTTACCCACAAAACGAACGATCTCTTTTTGTTGGTTAAACGGCATATTTTTAAGCTCTAAAACAATGCGTTGTTTACGTTTTGTATCTTGCGCTACAGCGGTGAGAGTAATCACAGACAAGTCGCCTTTTCGGGCAAAGTCCATCCCAAATCCATGACGCTCATCCTCAGACAAGAGAAGCTTCATCAAAGGCTCAACAACTTCGACAAGCCATTCGTTAACGGTTTTAACACGAGCTTCTTCCGTCAATGTCATGAAATCATTAGGAGCTGTTATTCTTCTGACAACGTGCTCTTTTCGTTCAGCTTGCATGATGAGATAAAGATCAATTGCCGCACCACTTGAGGCTTTAGGTATTGCTTCATATTCTTCAAGCGCATCATCCTCTGAAGCTGCTGCGTCAAATAATTCCTCAAACCATATCTCTTCAGCTTCCTGTGACCATTCCTGATTAGTAGACTCACAAATTCGCTTATATAACCCACACGCAACGGCGTAAGAAGCAGGAATCGTATGAAGGGATTCATTTTTACGAATCCCCTTTTTAATCTCTTCAGTAATCTCATAGAACTTTGTTGTAATCCCATCGTGAGAAGAGATCACTCGAATACGCCCACCCCACATTCTAAGAGCAAGAGCGGCTTTTAAAACTTCTTCAAACTGCTCGTGGAAAGCCGCTTCATCAATACAGACATTTCCTTGTCTTCCTCGGAAGTTCTTAGGGTTACTTGATAAAGCATGGATCTTGAATCCTGACTCAAAAGTGATCGTAAACTTGAGGATTTTATTGCCGTCTTTATCCTCAAAATAATCGCCATCCTGATCTATTTCAGCACCTTCGGCACTGTCCATCCACTTGACGGCTTTAGCAAATGCATTCGCCCAGTCAGCACAAGCATCAATAAACTCGCGCGCCATGTCTTTATCAGAGCCGACATAGAAGTAATCCATACCGCCTGCTTTTTTACTGAGAGCAGTTCGCAAAACAGCATCAGCGCCCTCAGCCCACGTTAACCCAGTACGCCGACCTTTTGCGCCATACTTAATAAATGATTCATCAGCAAGCCATTGTCGCTGATGGTATAAGAGTACGTCTTTAGGATCATACTCAGGCACATCATATTGTTTTTCTTCAAAAATCTTGGCTAACCGAGACTGCCTATTTTCTTGTGCTTCCATAATTACACACTCTTTTGAATAATCGCTCTGATGAAGTCTACGTCTTCTTTAGACATGCCTTTTTCTCGTGCGGATGTTTCAACGTTTTCAGCTACTTCCTCGGCAAACTCTTTCCGAGCTTCAATAATTCGCTTTTGACTCGTTGCTGCTGCACTTTCCAGCCTTGCCATCGAGAGAGTGAGATTACGCAGGTCTTTAGGATTGATCTCTTTATTATGAGCCTCTTCCATTGTGATTTTGAATACGATAGAACGAAGCATCTCAATCGTAATCATCGATACATCAGACTCCGCTGTTGAACCTAGTGTTTCCGCCCATTGCTTACTGATTTCACGAGCTTCTTTAATCTGCTTACCCACGGTCTCCATTTGTGCAGCATAACGATTAAGCCCAGATCGACTGAGCTTTGCTTCATCATCAAGTCCATGATCCTCAATCAGATCATTAATCGCATCAAGCACATCAAGCTGCGTATTACGCTTATCCCGAAGAAGTTTATGAAGCTCTTCTTTTAGCGATTCCGGCAAAAGATCAACTTTTGAAGCTCTTCCTCGTGTCACTCGACTCATAGTTCACCAGCCTTTGGTCGGCGCACTCCGCTCACTTTTTCGCGACCTTCAGCAACGTCTTGACCTTTCTGTGTGAGCTTCGCTTTTGTATATGGACCGATCTTTGACAACTCAACAAGACCCATGCCTTCAAGCCAGAGTAGATGTTCTTTGATGTCGCTTGTTGAAATACGATGACCGTATGCATAAAGCGCATCTTTGATCATGCTGTCATTGCCGTCAAACCCCATATGCACAAGAGAGAGAAGCATTAAATAACGCTGATCTTCATTTCTTAGTTCATTGAATACACTCATTTTTTATCACATCCTATTTAGACTTTTGCGCCGCTTGCACCAATAAATCAAGGTTCTTCGTAATATGAACGATGTCTTTATTGATTGATTTCAACTCTCCATCAATGCTGACCATCTTTTTACTTAATTCATGGAAATCCGTCACACTGGGAAGGTTTTCAACTTTATTTTCAAGGGTTGTAATCCGCTTCTTCTCAACATCTAACTCACTTTTATGTGCAAAAGTCTTGCCTAGCGCATACCAAAAAGCAGGAAAGATCACGCCATTGAGCAGAAACACCCAATACTTTTCTAAAAACTCAATCAAACTCATAAATGTCTCTCCCATCGCTCTTGGCAATCAATGCATAAAACAGCATCAGGAAGCGCCTTTAATCGTTGAGGAGGGATTTCCTCTTCACAATCAGCACAGAGCTGAATATCAACGCCATTTTCACTCACAATGAGCGGATCAAGCCCCGGCTTCTTTTGCTTCATATTTTTTAATGCTAATTCTGTTTGCCAGCTAGCGAGTTCGTTGGCTTTATCGATGATGTCACTCATTGCACGCAACCTTTCTGATCTGAAGATATTGCGCTGCACCTTGCAGCGTTGATGTTGCATCTGTTTGTGACACAACTTGTTTTTTAGGAAGAAGTAGACAGCCGTGATCAACTTCGATGTAATGCACCTGCGTCGTGCAAGATGCTAATAAGCTCATCCCGAGTAGCATTACCAGTCTCTTCGTAGATATCCCGTATTTTTTCAACTTTTGAAAGCAGTTCACCATGCTTCTCCTTCAGCTCCTGATTTTCAGCTCTAATTGTTTTATTCTCTCTCTTCAGGCTGAGCCGTGACTTCCAAAGAAAGTAGGTTATAAAAAGCAAAATACATACTGCCAATATCAGATAGTTCATGCGTGACCACCTCTACCAGTGTCGTTAAAGAAGAGAATCAAAAAGAGAAGCACCAATGCAATCCACTCCATATTAGTTCTCCTTCTTCTGCGCCTTTTGCTTCGTATCGACAACGCCTTTTGTCACGGTCAATCCGCTACCAGCACCGACCATTAATCCGAGACAGTAAAAAGCATCGGGCGATTCTCTATAGAAGGCGATAAAAGTAATAATCCAGCCCAAAACAAACGTTAAGGTCATGATGGTTTTAGTGCTATCAATGCGATTGCCTCTATCGCAGAAAAGCTCAACTAGTCTTTGTTTCATGCGTCACCGCCTTGCGCTGACAGCTCAGCGTATTCGCTTGCGGCATCGAAACTCGGACAAGCCTTATTCGCAAACTCACGATGTCCGTGGATTGTTGCCTTTGGATATTTCGCTTTAAGCTCTGCTAAAACCTTGAGAAGAGATGCTTTCTGCGCATCTGTACGTGTGTCTTTAGGGCGCTTTTGCAGGTCAATACCGCCGACATAACAGATACCTATCGAGTCGCTGTTGTAACCTTGCACATGTGCGCCTATGACTGATTCGTCGCGCCCTTTGTGGATTGAACCGTCAAGGTGAATCACGTAGTGATAACCAACATCACGATAGTTCTTAGCCAAATGCCAACGCTTAATATCAGCTATGGTGTCATTGCGACCTTCTGGCGATGCTGAGCAGTGAACGATCAGGCGGTTAATCTTTCTTTTTGTTTGAACCATTAAAAAACCCTCATAACAGTGTATGAGGGTTAGTATCGGTAAGATCGGAGGTAGAGATGAATTATAACGTTTTAAGCCAACTCTAATTGAGTCTGTTGTTTACGTCTTCTTAACGTTCTTTGTTCTTGAATAATTTGATAAATTCGAGGTTCCGACAAGTCATATTTTAAACAGAGCGCCTTGTGATTATCGCCAGTAAATTCAGCGTAGATCAATCGATCACGCACATACGCCTTAAAAGCCGTCGCTCTTGGTAGATACATAAACTGACCACCAATCTTTTCAATGAGAAGCAACACAAGCTCCTCACCGCTTAATTTTCGTTCTTGCTGAGCATCATCAACCCAACTAATCAATTGCTCACATAACTCAGGCCACTTATTATTTTCCATCTTTATATCTCCCACACCTACTGATAGGAGAAATATTACATTAGAGATACTATATGAGCAAATAATTGCATGTTTACTGTTTTGATAGATAACAAACAGTATGGGTAGATTCCCGTCCATTAAAAAAACCCACGGAAACATATAAGTCACCAAAAGATCGCGAATAAAAAACTAAATTATTATCTAAAAACTCATTGTGATCATTAATTCTAGCCATAAATAATGATTCGGCTTTTTTCACTTCATCTTCTTCTAATAAATGCTCAAAAACTTGACTACAAGAAGCTTTGATATTGGAGTCTTTGGGAACTATAATCCTTAAGTTTATGGAGTTTTCGCCAAAAAAATAGGATATGTCGCTATCAGCTATTTTAGTGCAAATATTTTCTTTACATTCAAAACCCTCTCTTTTCAAATCATCTATAAATTCAGCGTTTGCAAAACCTAATGTGAATATAAAAATAAAAAAAACAGTTTTAAAAATCTCGCGCACCATGTACCACCTCCCCAATTACAGCTATATCTTCCGACGCCAGCATTTCTGGTGTTAATATTTCATCACTATAAAAAGTATTAGCACTTCTAAGCACTAAATCACCGTTTAAACGTGTCTCTATAAACTTCACCTTTAACTCATTCCTTACTCGTATAACATATATTTTCCCATTTACAGGCATGTTTTTCTTTTTGTTAACAACAAGATATTCACCATCACCAATAAGCGGGTACATACTATCGCCTGCGGAACGAACAATAATTAATGAATCTACATCATACCCATGAAAATCTAGCCACCGTTTTCTAAAGGCATGTTTCTTTTGGCACGGTATCTCAACAGCCTCTTTACCAAACCCAGCACTCACCTCGACATCATATACAGGTATATAAATGTATTCACAATTAGATGTGTGATTTATTTCACTATGTAATTTTCTTCCAGTGATTATGTATTGAATATCCATACCTAAATGATCAAATACACGAAGGTCTTCAGCATTAGGAAAAGTATTGCCAGACTCCCATCCACCTACTGTCCTAAGTGTTTTACCAACCTCTTTAGCAAGATGAGCTTGGGTTATCTTTATTCTTTCTCTCTCTTCTTTAATTCTATTACTTATAGACATTCACGTACCTTTCGTTAAACACAAGCTAATAATTGCTTGCTTTATGCAATTTATTTCTATATATTAAAACCAACAAAGCAATAAAGCTCTCAATCAAACAAGCAATACCACAACTAATGACCCAACCTTATGAGGCATTCTATGAAGAAAGATGAAATTTATCAATTATTAAAGAAAAATAATGCCAATGCGACGATGATCGCAAATGCGCTTGATGTAACGCCACAGGCTGTTCAAAGCGTTATTAGCAATGGAAAAGGAAGCAGAAGAATCGCAAAAGCAGTCGCTGTTTTATGCAATAAATCTCTCATTGAGGTTTTTCCGCACTTTAAAAATGTTCCTACTAAGCAAGAAGTTGAAAAAAGACAGAGGGAACTTGACGTAGCACTCGCTAAATTCGCCTAGGAGGTTTAGATGAAAGTTTCAGACTCACAGTTACGCCCGCTACTCATCATTAAAGAGATGAAGGGTCGGAGCTTTACAGGCATTAGCAATGTTGAGCTTGCAAAGAAACTTGAAACAACTCCTAGCAGCATCACTCGTTCAATTAATGTTCTCGTCCACGCTGGATTTGTCGAACAACTCAGTAACGGCTTATATGCGCTCAGCACTGAGATGCTAAATATCGCAACGCACCATGCGCGAGAAGTTCAGACAATTAATGCGAAGTTAGCGGAAATTAACCAATGAGTGAATACGGACTGTTTTGGCAAGAAGCAGAAGAACAAAAAAAGGAAAATAAAATGTCAGATATTAGAGAAGATCAAATTGATTTAATTGATGGTAAAACTCAAGCTGAGAAGCGTGAAGAGCGCACCAATCAACTCGTAGAAATTCAGGAAAAGTACGGTGACAACTTACCGTATGACCAGACAAGAGTAGTGAATGAAACTCGCTTTTTTATGTCCAAATCTGCCGAAGCAATGCTTGAGGCTGGAAAAAGACTAGTACTACTTAAAGAGCATGAACCACATGGAGCATTCCTTAAGATCCTTGATGAAGATCTAGGGATTCCAAGACGTACTGCTAGCTCAATGATGAAAGCTTCAGTCAAGTACTTAAATCTCAGTAATAAGAATGGGCAAGCGCTTGCCCATTTAGGAACAACAAAACTCTTTGATTTAATGAATCAGGATGATGAAGATCTTGAAGCGCTTGCTGAAGGCGGTACAGTCGCAGGCTTAACACTTGATGAAATGGACAAACTCTCAACCCGTGAGCTTAAAAAACGATTAGCAGAAGCTAAAGCAGATCAAGATGCTGTTCGTAAAGTCTCGGCAGATAAAGATAAGAAAATCAATGATCTTTCTGAAAAGCTCGAAAAAGCCGAAGCAAGATCAAAAAAAGAAGTCGAGAAACTCAAGCTGGATGAAAGTGAGACGGATCGACTTATTAAATCTTATAAGTTAACTCTAGCCGAAGTAACAGGCGATATTCTTGCATCCAGCTCTAAGCTTCAACAGCTATTTGCTAAAGCAACTACTGATGCATTACCTGAGCCATTCTTTCAGGATTTCGCTAGAGAGCTTCTCTCGGTACGACAAAACCTTGAACTCGTTGCTGAGCAACTTCCAAGTGATGACGGCATTGTTGATACAGCATGGATGGATGAAGCATGAAGACGTTAACGCCTGATGATGCAGACTTTGCTGTAACACTTAGGCAGGTTTGCGAAATTATGCCGAAGATCAGATTTATAGCTCGTGGAGTTCATACCATTCAACAATCCCCGAAGGGTATTCGCTTTTTAGACGCGAATGGAGAACAACTTGCAGCACTGACGGCAAAGACAATTAAAGAAGAACAGGAGGCTCTAAATGCTACCTTCCGAAATTGAATACTTCCAAGATGTTGCTAAAAGACTAGATAAAACCAAACACGGTGGCAAAACAAAACTCATTCAAAACATTGCGGAGACGCTTGGTATATCGATCAACTTAATTTACGAAAAGTTAGAAAAAGTAGGCTACCAATCAAACCGTAAAGTACGATCTGATCGTGGCGAGACACATGTAGACCTTAGAGATGCCAGGCTAATTTGTGGCGCTATGTATAAGAATCGCCGTAAAAATGAAAAGTCACTCTTAACGTGCGAGAACGCAATAGCGGATGCTTATGCTAACGGTCAGATCAAACAGCTTTACAACCCAACCACTTTATTGAGAGTCGCTAGAATGCATGGATTTCACCCTGATCAGCTCAATCAACCAACACCCCACATCAATATGCGTTCTCTTCACCCGAACCATGTTTGGCAGGTAGATGCTTCTGTTGGTGTGTTGTTCTATCTCCCCGAGGGTGGCGTGCAGTTCTTTGATGAGACAAAGGATTACAAAAACAAGCCTGAGAACCTCGATAAAGCACGTAATCACCTATGTGTTCGTTATGCCGTAATTGACCATTTCAGCGGCGCATTTTATTGCAAATATTATGCAACGAGCGGAGAGAATCAAGAAGTGTTCTTTGATGTATTGGCAAATGCTTTCACTCAGCGAGAGCGAGAAGATTTCTACGGGATTCCGCAGATACTCATCATGGACAAAGGCTCTGCTAACACCTCTCATTTAGTTTTGAATTTTTTGGATCGCTTACATATCCAACACTTTCCTCATAAGGCAGGCAATCCTAGAGCGAAAGGATCGGCAGAGAAAATCCAAGATATTATTGAAGTCCAGTTTGAAGGAAGTTTAAGAAACAGAAAGACAAAAGTCTCTAATGTGGACGATCTCAATCAGATGGTAACACGCTGGCAGACTTACTTTAATGGATCTCGCATTCATACACGTACCAAACAACCACGTTACACAGTTTGGAATAGGATCAAAGAAGATCAATTAATTTTTGCACCGCCAATGGAGACACTCAAAGCAATCCTTACCAGCAAACCAGTATTGCGCAAAGTTAATGATGATCTTCGTATTACTTATAAAGGGAGAGGATTTGCTGAGGCAAGAACCTACTCAGTGGAACATATTGAAAGCGTAAAGGTAGGCGATCAGGTTTCTGTCTTACTTAACCCATTCAGAGCACCCAATATTGATATTGAGATTACTGATTATAAGGGAGTTGTTACGCTCCATGAATGCATCCCTCTTGAAGAAGCTGATGGCGGCTTCTTTGCGGTAGATCAAATCTTTGGTGAAGGTATGGCAAGCATTCGCGACACAGTGAGCGATGTTGAGCGCAAGCAGATACATCTTGATGCACATGGAGCGGAAACACTTGAAGAGGCGGACAAAAAAGCGAAGCAGAACCCACAACTATACGGTGGCAAATTAGATCCTGAAACCCGTATAAGCGCTTATTTAAAAGATCGTGAAAATATTATCTCAATACCAAAACGTGGAATAGAGCATGAGTTGCAAGCACCAAAGCAAGTTTTAGAGTCCATCAGTATCGCAGAAGCTTGTAAGCGTATTAAGGCTGATTTAGGCGATAAATATCCGAAAGATACTTATCAATATCTCAGCAAACACTATACCGAAATTGATCCACTAGAGATCGACAGTATCAAACGCCAGTTAACCACAAGATCAACATTGAAAGTTGTAGGAGAGTAATTATGAGCATGCATAAGTTAGATGGGATTTTAAAACAGTATGCAATCACGCAATCAGCTCTTGCGAAACATGCTGGCGTAAGTCCTACAGTCATTAATCTACTTATCCGCCAGGGACAATGGCCTAAGAAAAACCCTCATACTCTCAAAGAGAGTATCGAGGGCTATCTTACCGAATTAGAAATCGTTTTCGCGGACGATCTATTTAACTTTACTAACTCAGAAGATTCTGAAGAAATCGAGGAAATCGAAATGCATAAAGAAATGATAACACAAGACGCTCGCCAGCTATACGGCATCTTTAAAGACCCTTTCACTGATGATGTAAGAAGTCATGATGATGTTTTCTTAACACCCACCGCAAGATTCATTCGAGAGACGCTTTACCACGCAGCAAGTAGTGGAGGGTTTATTGCAGTGATCGCAGAATCTGGCGCAGGAAAATCAATCCTAAGACGAGATCTAATTGATCGCATTAATCGTGAAGATGCATCAATACAACTGATCTCTCCGAGCTTGCCTGATAAAGAGAAACTCACAGTCACATCGATCATTGAAGCTGTTATTGATGAGATTAACCCAAACCTTCCAGGTAAGCGCTCCATTGAAGCAAAGAGTCGCCAGATGGTAAAACTCTTAACAGATTCATCAAGAGCTGGAATGAAGCATTGCCTAATCATTGAAGAAGCGCATGACTTAACACTTCCAATGCTTAAAAACTTAAAGCGCTTTTGGGAACTTGAGGATGGATTTAATCGCTTATTAAGTATCGTCTTAATCGGTCAACCAGAGCTTAAAAACAAACTCAATGAACGCATGAACTGGGAAGCGCGAGAAGTTATTCGCAGATGCGAAATTGCCGAGCTTCAGCCGCTTGATTCTCACCTTAAAGATTACCTCATTCATAAGTTTGAACGTGTCGGTGTCGATGTCACTAAATTCATGACTGATGATGCGTTTGAAGCAATCAGATCAAAGCTCACGCAAACAGGAAACAGAGGGCTTGTCAGCATGACTTATCCGCTAAACGTCAACAACTTAACTGTCAAAATCTTAAACCACGCCGCAGAGATTGGAGCGACTCCAATTGATGCTGGCATCGTCCAAAGTTTATAGGAGGAGCATATGAATAACTCAAAAAACGTATTAACAAGGCATTATCACAAAAAGGCGAAGAGCTTTCACAAAGTAATGGCGAAGTTACTTGATGCCGACATTGGTGTATATACCGTTGATTTTGCGAAAAAGAGCATTTTGGTGGAGCGACCTGATGGAGAGCAAGCTAAAAAACTAGGATTTAAAGTAGTTCTACTTAATGCTTTTAATGTGCCTGAAGCGACTATCAATGGTTGGAAAATTAACTGGCAAGCTAAAGCTCCGATTATTGAAACAACATCAACAAGACTAGGAGGTGCAATGTGAGCGCCGTCATTTTAACTCATGGAGACGAAAGATTTACAGAATCTCTTTGGAATGCTGCAAACCAAATGCCACCTCAATTTATCTGTGCGATCCTCATTAAAATTACAGAGAGCATAGAGATTAAAGAAGATGGTACAGCAGCAATAACCTTTAACAAACAATTTCAAGAAATGAATAAGGAGAGCAGCGATGATTAATCCTGATAAGTATAGAGAAAATGCTCATGGTAATTTAGTCAACATTGCCAATATTAAAGAGTCTGACTTACTACGAGATGAGGTTGTTAAAGAGATCATCTTAGAAGTGATAGGTCTTCGCAGTAAATTATCAGCGGCAAAAGAAGAGTTCTTTTCATCGTTCCATTCTTTTGTTGAATTAAGTGCCGAGAAATACGGGGTAAAGCTTGGGGGCAAAAAAGGAAATACTACACTCTACAGCTTCGACGGGAAGTATCGCATCGACTTTGCAATCAACGAACGTATTGAGCTTGATGAGCGAGTTAATGCGGCGAAAGCATTAATCGATGAATGCATTAAGGATTGGTCTGCTGGCTCAAATGCGAACGTCATTACATTGATCAATCAAGCGTTTAAAGTCGATAAATGGGGAAATCTCAACACTCGCCGCATATTAGAATTACGCAACGTTGAGATTGATGATGAGCGTTGGAATAACGCAATGGATGCCATAAGTGATTCACTGCAAGTGATCGACTCTAAGCAATACATGCGTTTTTATGAGCGCCTAGAGAATGGTGAATACCAGCAGATCAGCTTAGATTTTGCAGCGATTTAGGAGAGTGTTATGGCAAAAAAAGTACCAAAGCATATACCAAGAGGCACATTTACCGAGGGATATGACTTCAAACAAATACAATCTGCTTGCGGACAAATTTATCGCAAAAAAATAGAGAAGGAAATGCGGGGTTTTATAACGAAGCAAGTTAATGAGATGAAAAATAGCATAACAAGGATTGTCATAACAGATGATAATATCAGTGTTTATGACCATACTGGAAAATGCCTATTTAAAATGTAACTAAGCCCCGAAAGGGGCTTTTTAATAGGAGTAAATCATGTTTAAGAAATACCAGTTAATCAACATTGCACGAACCGAACTTGGCATTGATGATGGTAGCTATAGAGCTATGGTAAGCCGCATTAATAAAGGTAAAGGCGAGAGTTTAAAAGACTGTAATATGACTGAACTAAACCTCATCTTGAAAGAGCTTAAAGAAAAAGGCTTTAAAGTAAAACCCAAAAAACCTGATAACTTCAAAAGCCGACGAGTAAAACCAAAGCGCATTACTGAAGAAGGAAGAGAGTTACCAGCAGATGTAAGGGACAAGATGCTCGCATTGTGGATAGAGATGCATAATCAAGGCATATTAAGAGATGGTAGTGATAAAGGATTAGCTGCATATTGCCGTAATCGTACCGAGGCGGATCATTGGCACTGGATAACATATGGTGAAGCATTAACGATTATTGAGGGCCTCAAGACCTGGCAATCGAGAGAGCTATTAACTCAACTACTAAAGAAGCTTATTAATAAGGGTGTTAATATATCGAAAGCTGAACTAGATGAAATAGCGGATATCAAGCGAGCAAAGACTCGGTTTAAATATACATCTACTGAGAACTGGCGAGTGATTGATTATCTAAAAAATAATTATGATAATTTATTTAATTAA